AAAACTGACCATGCCACCAAGTATCATTATCAGCACTCCCAATTATTATTACATCTGGTGCTCCAGTTTGAGAACTATTTGTTTGAGTTGAAGAATGTCTATAACCGAGCATACCACCACCCATATTAGCTCCAGCATCACTACCAGAACTTCCACCAGTTCTTAATCCTAATGTAATTTCTGAATCATTGCCATTAATAAATCTATCCATAAAAACTAAATACTTATCGTAAGTATCGGTAAAACAATCATCTATTACAAAAGTTGCTCCTTCTGAGCCTATTGTAGTTGATGTAACTAGATTAAATATACCTGCTGTGTCTGTTGGTGTTACCCAAGTTCCATCTCCACGCCAGAACGTACTCGAACTAGCCGATGTGCCGCTGTTAAGGTTCGCTACTGGTAAATTTCCTGTAACTCCACCCGCACCTGAAGCCGCTAAATTAGCCGCTGATGGTGTGATTGTTCCTGCACCTGAAAGCGTCACCCCTGAAGGTATGCTTATCGTATCACCTGATGCCCCCAACGTTATGTCGGTTCCTGTGCTAGGCTCTATTGTATTTACATTTACTTTACTCATTTATACTATCACCAAAGTTGATCCCGCAGGAATTGTCACCGTCCCCGTAAAGCTTACAGGACCTGCAATCAAGCCGTTCTTGCTGGCGTTCATCGTGAGCGTGCTGTAAGTTGTTGGGTTTTCACTATAATATGTTGCGGACAATTTGTCCACCGTAATGGTCCCATCCGAGGGGGTTCCAACATCAACATTTTCCCCCATCGCCACGATGAAGTCAATGTCACCTGATGCAACGGAAACTCCGCCGAAATCCAGCGTCGCTCCTGAAACTGTGTACGCCGTTCCTGGTGCTTGAATAACTCCTGCAACTGATACAATTAAATTCTGCGCCGCTGAAGGCGAGTAGTTAACTGAATCATACTGAAGTGTATAAGTTGTTGCAGGTGTTGATCCACTCACTGAGAGGATCTTTCTGCTTCCTATATCTAAATCTCTTCCTATGTATGGCATGTTTTAACTCTTTGGGTTATCCGATTTTATTTGATTAACTCTTGCCTGTTCAACTTCAAGTCCATTCTCAATAATATTTTCAATTTGTTCTTCTAATGTTCCGTATAAACCTTTTCTTGTTTGAATAACTTGATTGTTTGATTCCAAAGTTGTTGCTTCTGATTCCAATGCGTTAAGTTGCTCAACAGTTGGTTGTGATTTTTCATTAGATATGTTCCATTCTGCAATGGAATAATTTGTAGTATTAGGTTCTTTTACTATCCTTACTTCTTCCATTGTAAAATCCCTACCTAAATATGCCTTTACATTATAATATATTCCCTTTGCCATTATGCTACTCCTGCTATTCTAAATCCACCAAAATATGACAATTCAAATTCAGTTGATATAGCAACATCACCACCAGTATTTTGAAAACCAACAACATCAACATAATCGCCACTACCATTTAAACTAATAACCCCACTACAACATACAGTAGAATAATCACTATTATTATTCCTTCCACCTAAACCCTCTCCACCATTCTTGTTAATAGCAATATTTAATCGTGTTGCTGTAGTAGTTGATGTTTGCCATCTTAAACTAGCATAAAAAAAATATTTTCCCGCTACTGTTGGTGTAAATCTATAAGTACTGGTGTCATAAAAACTACCTGAATCATACATTTCTGATCCAAATTCTATTACTTCATCTACACCTGTGCCCATAGTTCCGTTGCCAGGAGTTTTTACATGAAAAGCAGGTGTATTTTCAAGACCAGCCAAAGTAGTAGTTGCCGTACCACCGTTGGCAACTGGTAAAATTCCTGAAACGTTGGCCGTTAAACTTGCGTAAGTTGTAGAAGTTGATCCCGTTCCTCCGTTCGCTATTGGCATAGTTCCAGATAGTTTAGATACCGCGATCGCCGCCGACGAGTTTATGTCAGCGTTCTTGATTGTGTCATCCGTTATGGATAAATTTGTTATCTTGCTAAGTGCCATTATTTATTATCCTCCAGCTTGTTTAGCTACCCAAGAATCTTTGACTGCTTGAGTCCAAATTCCACTATTGGCTATTTGCTGAACATCAGCATGTTCTTTTGCTAAATCTTCAGCAGAAATATCACATTGGATTACATGTCTATGAGGAGTACGAGATAGTTCAACACCATCTTCCTTTATCACAGTATCCATTCTTACTTGAATATGCTTATGCTCTCCAACAACTTCAATTTTGCCAATTTCAGCTTCTTTAGTTATTGCCATTTTTTTCTCCTTTTAAATTTATGTTATTCATTATTAACTTCCTGTGGCATCTTCATAACACCCACCAAAAGTAAAATATCTGCCAGTATCAATATCAGCCCAATCAACTCCTCCATCTCGCCAGTCTCCAGCCATAAGATTAATTGCAGTTCCTTGATAAGGAATTTGTGCACCATAACCTTTAGGCTCGCCACTTATGTCATTATTCCATGGTGCCATTGACACAGCTACAGAGCTTGGAGTATCATTACCAGTGAAAGGCATACCAGATATTTTTGCAGTTCCTGAATAACTTCCTTTATTTGTAACATACCCACTTCCATGAACAAAAATCATTCTTCCTACCTTTGTATATCTTGATACTCCTCCAGTATAAGCATAAGTACCAGCAGAGCCAGTCGATCCAATTATTGTAGCAGTAAAACCACCTTCTTCGTAATCATCACATACATTTTCAGCTGTATTTGCTATTCCTGCTCCAAGAGCAATACCATCTGCTGCGGCTATTACTCCATTACTAAAGATTCTTACTTGTTCACCACCATTCACACTAACTCTTAGTGAATCATCAGTATTGACATAATTAATTGAACCTATTCCACTATCTCCACTATCTCCAAATTGGATTCCACAAGTAGAACTTGTTCCGGCTAAAAATTGAAGGGAACTATCAGCTGTAGAATTAATTTTCATTACTGGAGCAGAGCCAGTTATTTCAGCAGTAGTTCCATTATAAGTAAATGTAGCTTCGCCTGCTATTGCATTTGCGCCTGTAACTGTTACAACTGTATTATCTGTTGATCCTGTAAGGGCAACTCCTCCTGGATCTGTCCAAGAATTATCACCCCTAAGGAACGTGCTTGAACTTGCCGTGCCTGTTGCTGAAAGTTCGGCCACTCCAATTGCATCGTCAGCCATTTTCGCGTTTGTAATATTAGAGTCTGTTATTTTAACCGTCGTCACCGCATCCGTTGCGAGTTGAGCACTATCTACTGATCCTACGGGTGGGTTAACGGTTTGAACCGCCTTACCAATGAAGACGCAGTACATTGTATCTGAACCTGTGGTTGCCGCTGAAAGTGTGAGAGTTGTTCCTGACGCTGTATATGCATACGAACCGCCAGGTTGTTGAACGACATTGTTAATTACAAGACGTATATCATTTTCATTAGTGACAGCGTTGTCAAGCGTGTAACCTGTAGTCGCACTTGTTGTGAAATGCTGAACCGCGAAGCTAGCGTATTTTAAAGCTGGGGAATTGCCAATATAAGACATCTCACCCTCCTTACGTGCTTATCGCATCAACGGCTGAAACCCAGACATCTGCTGAGGAAGCCGTGTCTGATACGACATACATCCGATCACCGGATTGAACCACTACCTTGGCACCCCCGTCCAATAACTGGAGGGCACCTCCACTAGGGATTGGCGCTGTTTTCACGAGATAGATATTATTACTTCCGTCATTAATGTAGACATCCACGTTGATTGTTGACCCAACGATGTTAGCGACTGAAATTCCTATAATTGTATCATAGGTGTCAAAATCGGATCCATTAGGTATATCAACTGGTGTAGCACCTACTGCATTTTCCGTATATCGTCTAAAATTCTGGGCCATATATTATCCTTGTTTCCTTATATCAGAGCGCAATCGACATAGCAATGCAAAAGCCTGCTGTAACGCCTCCTGACGCCGCCCACGAAGGGATTCCTGACGCCAGTGTTAATACTTCGTCATCGCTTCCTTTCGCCAGTTTCGCCAGTGTGTTAGCTCCAGAAGCATATAAAATATCTCCTGTCGCCGTCATAATTGATTGAGGAGACGCGGCCCATTCGGGTGCCGTCGCTCCTGAATTAGTTTGTAAAGTATAGCGTGCTGTTCCGACTGCCAACCGCGCAGGTGTGTTAGCGGAGGACGCATATAAAGTATCCCCTGCGGTTGTCAAAGTCATGTCCATCGTCTTGCTTGCTGGGAACGTACAGAATACATCCTTCGTCCCTGCGGCAAAATCAACGGCGGAATCACTGTTGGAACTTGAAATAACGCTCGTACGAGTGATAGTTGAACTATCACCTGCTAGAGTTCCTAGCCCCACTTCCCATTCGTTTGCACTAGTATGCGCAATTGCATAGTAAGTAGTATTGGAATTTCCAATGCCAGCTGCAAAAGTTTCAAAACCTGAAACTGCTCCGGCGAAAGTTAATGCTCCCGTACCAGTTGTAGTAGTCGTCTCCTTGACGCGGTCATTTAAGACTAAAGCCATTAATGCTCCTACGCGTTAGCTAATCTTAAAATAGCGGCTGCAGCTGTAAAGTCTGGGAACTGAATAGTGAATGTTCCTGCACTTGCAGTCTTATCACCACCAAAGTTCAACACACAAACTGCTTTGTTTGAATCAGTGCTATTATAAATAAGAGCGCCATATGCTGTAAACGAAGCTGTAGTCCATGTGAGATCAGAAAAATCACAACATGCTGTTGCTGTTGATTTAAGAGCCGGTTCTACGTTTGTTAAGTTTTCTCCACCTGCTGAATAAGCTGATCCTGTCGTATTAGTTGTTTCACCAGTTGCTGTATAAGCAGTGCTAGCGTTACTAATAGTGGCAGAATTGGTATATAAAGCAAGTTTAAATTGGTCTCCACCCGACGCACTAAAATTATGAGTGGCGACGAGAAGTTCCTGCATAAAACTATAGCAAACTGAAGATGATCCTATTGCCATTTTATTGTCCTCCTTCTATTGGCCCTGATGGGCCTGGTTCTGGATGTCCAGGTAAGAATGATGGTCGTGGCACCCTAATAACGCCACTTTGATGTTCATCACGTCTTCCTCGACCTTGTTGTTGCGCAGCAACCTCCTGTAAGGCGGTTTCATACGATTGAGTATAAATTTGCAGCATTTCTGCTGATCCTTTCAAAAATTTGAAAGCTTCAACAAGGCATCCATACAATAAAAATGCGGGTGCGTTGTTGCTTATCCAAGTGGTAGCATTGGAAGAAGAAAGACGAGTTGGTAATTTAGTCAATCCTACTTCACAATAAAAAGCTGCACTTGGTGTTGGGACTACGTATATAGTATTATCATCCCATTGTGAATAATATTTTGGTGTTCCTTCGGTGGCTCTATCAGGCCAGTATTCATTCATGAAGGTCACATCTCTTTGTTGCAGATATGTTCTATCACCTGTTCCGGCTGCGGGATAAATCATAACACTTCTTATAATTGAAAACTCCGTAGGTGTAATGCTTGTTCCACCTGGCAATGTTAAAAATCCATTGCTTGCTGTAAAATTAGCATATTGGTAAGAACGAAAAACAGGAAGATCCAAATCCCGTAAAATTTTATTTTCCGTGTGTTCTATAAAATCATTAATAATAGTGTCAGATAAAACATTACTGTCTGTCTCGGTGTATTCTCTTATTTGTGCTACTAATTCAGTATATGTTGTCATGCGCTTATAGTTACAGGTCCTGCTGAAACAGGATAACTTCCTCCACTAATTCCACCAGTTGTGGCTGTGGAAGAGCCAGTTGAAAAATAATACCAATCTTCAGAATCATCACTAGATCCCGATACGTATTTTCCAGTTGTAATTGTATAGCCAGCCGCGGCACAAAGGATTGCTCCTGTGATTCCATCCACTGCTGGGCAATCAGAAAAACCTGCGACCGGATTTGTTACAGTTCCAGTTCCAGGAGAAACTGTGGGTGACCCTCTAAATCTTATAGTATCGCCTGTAGATCTTCCGTGACTTGGTGAATGAACATTCACTACCTGTGACGCTGAAGCATATGTTTCAAAAGGATTAATTGGTAATGAAATTAACGCTGCCGGTGCAATTCGTGCTGGTCTAGGACGTTCCAATGCTTGAGGATCAGGTGAATGCTCATGGGGCATTAACTGTGGTGCCTTTGGCTCATACTCACTTGTGTGTACCCATGCACCATTCCATTCCTTTGTCATTTCATTGTAAGGAAACTGTAGTCCACTTCGATCAGAAATCGCTATTGCATATTTTCCTTTAGCGTAGACCATTCATTATATCCAAGTGTATTTTTGTTTCTTTGCTGCTCCTACACCTTGTGTAGATCCAGTAACTTTGCCTTTTGAAATTTTAAATGATGTTCCCCCTGATTCCTTTCCTTCACTTGTAGGTGCATTACCTTTATCAGTTGCTGCGCCTGCATGTACAGGTTTAGGGGCATCATGCTGTCCTCTACCATAATGTCCTATTTTTTTAGTAGATGCATCACGCGTAGGGGCTGTTTGTTTATTCCAATGTGGATTACTCATTATTCCTCCTTTTTACATTCGCAGTCTGTGCATTGACAATTGTCTCCACAATCACATTCACGACCACATTTTTTACAAATTGCCATATATCCTCCTATGGTATATATGCCTGTGCCGGTTTAACACGGTAAGAGACTCTTTCCCTATTCGCGTCAGCCGTTCGTTTAAACTCTTCTTCATAAATCATCTTTAAACCGGATGTCATACGAGGAGCTCTTTTTAAGCTTATATAATAAGCTAATCCTGCTATTAAACAAGGAAGAAAATAATACGGAACATCCGCATAATTACTGTAAGCCCCTGCGTCTTGAATTCTATTTATATAAAAATATTTAAGAATATAAGCTTTATCCGGACTAGGATATAAAAATAAAGTCATATCATTTTCCGGACGTCCATAATCACTTCCATCAGCAGTGGTAACTTGTCCATTAATTAAAGTAAATTGAGTAGGACGAGCGTCTCCACCAGTGGAACTTTGTTCTTTTCTGCTTAAATTAAGATATTCTGTTCTAGAAATTTTGGTAATAGTTACATCAGTAGTATCACTATTTCCTTCCAGATTGGCAGTTGCCCCCGCAGTTGTAGTAATAACAGAATCAATGATATCAAATACCTTCTGATCTATAGTATAAAAATTCTTCCCTGCGGTTAATACTTGCGTTGCATAATCAATGGTCCATAAATTAAGACCACGATTAGCCCATTCCGAAAACATTAAGTTCAAGGAACGCCGTGCTGTTTTTAAATCATAACCTGCACGAACCTCAAGGCCGCATCTTTCAAATGCTTCCTCGATGATTTCCTCTATCGTTAGATTGAAGGTTCTACTGCCTGAATAAGCCATTTAACCTCCTCAGTCGTAACGTTTCAAAAGCTCTAACATTAGCGAACAAGTATCATCATTGGTCACTGAATTAAATAGAATTTTAATTCCCCCATTCCAATCAGTAGGCTTTGCATTAATCAAACCACCAACACTGCTAAAATCATAGTCTCCTGAATAAATAGCTGTAAGGGCTAATTCATTAGTACCGGATGAATCCCATTCGATTGTAGCAGCTTTCGCCGGTGCAGTCGCGGAAACATTAAACCATACACGATTAATATCTAATCGTGTAACAGCCTGATTATTTAACGAACTTGCACTAAAATCTGTTTTTGCAAAGGTATAATTCTCAGCCGTTGTTGATGCGATTGTCGCTGTATAAGTAACGATGGCTTTTCGATCGCCATCAAATTGTATTGTCGCGTTTTCCGTCATTTTAATTCCCCTTGTAAAAGAGTGGGGTCATTACACCCCACTCACGGTTATATTAGTTAGTGTTGTTTATTTTTTGTAGCCACTCTAGATATAAATATCCTTGACCAGCAGTTATAGCATCATCAGTGTTAACTGTTATTGCCACCGCTTTATCAATTTCATATCCACTTGCATCATCATCAGATACATTCAAACAATTAGTTGCCTGAGCTTGAGTCTGATCGAAGTAAGCCGGAATATGCCAGTTACCAACAGCTGCTGTGTCATTAGCAGTATCACCAGCAAAATAATCCTGGTCGAAACTATTTAAAGTAGCACCCGCTGCTTGCGCAACATTTGCTCCAATCTGCATATCAAGACCACCAGTATCAAATGCTGTAGATGTTAGAAAGAACAAATTTGTAATTCTTGAAAATGGTGGAATTACAATATTGTTAGCTAAGTTCTTGTTGGTTGTAGAAGATGTTTGACCCAACGGTGTTACGTTGAATAATGATCTACAAGGAAACGTTACTTGAGCTGTTAATAAAACACCCACTTCTAACGTACCTACTGTGCCTGCTCCTGAAACATCAATTGCTGTAACAGTCTTAAAGCTTTTAGCTGAAGTTGCAACACCAGCATTAGCCATTGTTAGATCTTCAGTTTGTGCATTCCCGAAAACATCTGTTCCAGTAATGGTCGCCGTAAGGGCTGAGTCATTACCACCCGATGTTAACGTAATCGCAGATGCTGCTTCAAAACCACCCACGGACGTAATGCCTGGGACGTTTGCTGTAGTATCCACGAATGTAACAGAAGTTGTTGCCGCTCCGTTAGAGCCAGTAACAGCTAATCTGTTGGCATCAGTTGTAACAGCGAAATTAGCAAAGGTAACTGGAAAAGTGCCAACATTGGTTACCCACGATGCATCTCTCACATTGCTACCTATAGTAGTTCCTGTTGTATTTTGTATCGGTCCTGTCGTAATAGGTCCCGAAAAATTTGTTTTACCCATAGTTTTCCCCTATAAGGTTGCGGATCATGTAGTCTTTATAGGTGTCTGCTAGGGCAGTCGACACAATCCAGTTATTAGTCCTAGAAAGAAGGGCGAAATAATTTCGCCCTTCCTTAATTAGTTTTAGGCTCCTGGTGAAGCAAATATTCCACGCCAGTCAGACCAACCGAAGCTGTATCTTTCTCTTGCTTTATATCTAACATTACCAGTATCGAAGTCGCCTTCCATTGCTGTTCGAATAGGTGCTCTAGTGAAGTGTTTAAGTCCATTAGGAGCATCTGTTTTAATGAACCAAGCATCAGTATCAGTTAGGAAGTTGTTTACAACGTACCCTTCAGGTACCATTCCCATTGATTTTAATGCATTGATATCATTATCAGCAGTGCCTACTCTACCTGCAGATTTCATTAACCTTTCAGCAACAAATTGTAGATTGACAGGAATAAGCATTTTCATTCCTCTAAGAGCGATTTTTAATCCTCTTTCGTCTTTCATATCAGCAATATCGATAAGTGCTTGCTCGAGCGAAGTTTCGTTCAAGTCAGCAGCAGTTGACAATTCGTTTTTTTGGTCTCCACTAAGAGTTGGGTGGTCAGTAGCGCAAAGCTCCTTTGCATCCCCACCTAAGTAAGAAGAATTGAATGCTCTATTAAGAATATTCGCTCCTTTTACTTGTTTAGTGTTAGCCATTGAACGTGCCAATGCTTTTGTATATCGAGTGCTTAATTTATCGTAAAGGTTGTCCTCTACAGCTTCTTCAGTTAATGAAAAAGCCAAAGCAATAGTCTCGTTGGTATACCTAGCAGTGTAAGTTTCTTGAGCATCGTCGTAGCTTACGCCTTGACCCTCAGGTTTTACAGCTGCATTGGCAAAACCACCAAGCATCACTTCTTCTTCGAATGCACGGTCAGAACTTTCAGTATTGAAAATTTCTGCCGCTTGATTTTCGTATCGGTCATACTCTAACCCGAACAGTGCGTTTAACCCTGGTTCGAGTTCTTTGACCAATTGCATTCTTGAAATTACCATTGTTCAATTCCTCCTATAGGTTAAACTCCCAGACCATTATTGTAATATTGGTGCTCATTAATACGAACTACCCAGTTCGCATCTGTAGTCGCAATATCACTGTTGTCTGGGTCTTCACAAATTCTGATAATCCTTAACTGACCTGTTACTCCAGCACTTTCAGTAGTGGAGTTCATTTCAGTTTTAGATTGTCCGTTAATGGTACTGCCAGCTGCATAAACAATATTGGAATTTCTTCCAACGCTGCTTTGAGCGATAATACCATTCCCTTGAATTAAGAAGAGTTTATTCGGATCATCATAGACGAACGCTTCAATCTCACCCACGGTAGGCGTAATGCTACCAGGGTAGTAATTTTTCCACGTTGGTTTTTGAGTAGTAGGATCGTTGTAAAAGCAACCATTGAATACACCAATTGAAGCAACAGCATCACTGTTGTCCGTTTTAGTAATATATCCAGTTGATTCTAGCTTAACCAAGTCACCTTTATAGATAGCTTGGGTATCATTAGAAGTAATTAGGTACTTTGAAGTACCTCCATTTTGGATTTCACTTCCCAATTCCCCTACAGGTCTTAAACCAAATGGCGCGTCTTTATTAGCCATGATTTTTCCTCATAGTAAATGTTATCACACACCCCTTATGGGTGTGTAAAAATTGTGTAACTTATGTGCGAGGAAACTTAATTAGGTTTCTTGCCACCAAATGTTACGCGAGATGCCCGACTTTCATTTTGTACGGGCATGCTAGGATGTTGGTCCTTCAAAGGATCGTTGGCGATTGCATCATCTTTATCTTGCGTTAATTGTGCAAAATGAGCTGAGCGTTCTTTAACGGTTTCCTGAGGAATTCGCGCTAGCATTAATCCTCCAACAGCTATAACACCATTATATTTACCTGAATCAATTTGAGGCCATTCAGTATTAGGATATTCATCCCCTCGGACAAATTCCCAACCTTCGCGTAGTCTAGCGGATACATTTTTTTGATCCATCTGTCCTACAGATTCGGCCCTTATCCAGCGATGGACAAAGCCAGCTGGCGCAGGTGGTGCGTCTAGTTGTGATGGTGGAGTCCATGGTTTCCTTCGAGAAACTTTCTCTCTGGTTTCAGACTCGCGTGACGGTAGTTTATTATTCGTTTGTGTTTTCATAATCATATGCCTACTCCTTCACGTACTTCGCATATTCGCTTAGTGGCACACCTAATTTTTTTGATATAGCTACTTGTGAGGGTGTGAGTCTCACAGTGCCACGGCGCCCTTTAATGGGTCCACCTCTGTTAGCAGAGGCAACCATTTGAGTAGGCGAAACTTGTTCAAACTTATGAGGAAATGTATCCTTCATCCGTTTGTCTATTTCATTATAGTACATATCGGACGTGGGGTCAAATCCTTCTTCCATCAGTTTACGATGAATTGAGAAAGATGTCAAGGTCATTGGTTCATCTTCACCAAACCACTTGTTTTTGTCAGCCCACGACTCTGCCTTTGGATCAGGCGGTGGTGGCGGTGGTGGTGCTTGCTGGTACTGGGGTTGACTAGGCATTTGGGGCTGATTTGGGTTAACTCCTCGTGCCTCCATTTCCTTTTTCAACCTTTCACGTTGTGCTTGTGTTGACTTGACACGCTCGGACTCAATGGCCAAACGGGCCAGTTTTTGTTGCGCTTCAACCTGTGCATCACTGTCTGCCAGTTCAACGGCGGCTTTCAAGGCTTTTTTAGCCTCGGCAGTCTCCGCTTCAACACGTCCAGCGAATTCATTAATATAACCAGTGTCTAAACTTTTTGCCTTGTAGCGCATTTTCTGTGCGTCAGTTTGTACACCTTGGGCATATTCAATGGCAGCTTGTTCTCGTCTTTCTGATTCTCGTAATTTCTTTGTTAACTTGTCAATACGGGATTGAACCTTTTTCCCGTAGTCCTCCATTTCCTCAGTAGAAGCTGTTTGAGAGTCTATTACAACTTCCGTCTCAACTGCCTCCGTCTCCGAATCAGGATTAATTCTTTTTTCCGTTTGTTTGGGAAGCTCCACGTCAACGTGGTCCCCTTCCGATGGAAGGTCAACCATCTTTGCATCTGCTTCTGATTGTGGCTCTACTTTCATTTGAGTTTCTGCAGGCATATATCCTCCTGTTATTTATACTGCAAGATATCCTCTGGGTCTTTTACCACAGCGATTATCTCGTCATCATTAAGTATTCTCACTTCACCACCCTCTATTCCAAATCTTGAACCGGCGTAACGACCGAATATAATCCAGTCATTTTTCTTGCACCAGGGTCCAGCTGGAAATCTCTTTTCATCTTTATAGGCATCGGGTCCAACTTTCAGGACTAAACCAGTAACGGTTGTATATCCCCTCTCCTCTATTGTCTCATCAGACAGTATTATTCCACCCTTTGTTTTTCCTTGGCCTTTGTATGGGAGAATAAGAAGCCGCCATCCAGTTGGTTCAGGTAAACGTTCTAATACCTTATCGGTAGGAAGGTGCTTTATCTTGTCTGTTGCTTCTGCTTGAATTTTTTTAAGAAAGCGGTTTTCTTTGTCTTCCGCTACTTTGTTATTTTCGTTCGCCTCTTCTGATAAATCTTTTTCTTCGAGGGCAAATCTACGTGCTGGTATCTCCGTCATAATCTTTCTGCAGGTCTTGTATTTCCTGTTCCATAATTGCGTAGGCTTTAAATTCCCCTACGGTTTTGTTGTACTCATCCCAGTTAGGTAACCCAGCTGCAATGACTTCTTTCAATTCTTCACGTCGTCCACGAATCTTTTTCAAGATCCGATAGATGGCTTTGGTTTCTTCCACTATTTTTTCTTTCTTGTGTGTACCTTACCGCCGTGCATTTTTTTACTAATTTTGCCACCTTTTTTAGCCATTGTAGCAGCTCCTGAATAAGCACCGTGCCCCATCGCTGTTTCCATGCCTTTACTTTCGGCACGTCTTCCAGCCATAGAACCTCTCGCTCCTGGATGTCTCGCTCCTAATGACTCATCGAGTCTGGCGTTATAGCCTTGTTTCATTGGTCCACCGGCCATCATTTTTTTAATTTTTCCACCCGTAGCTTTTTTTGTTACTCCACCTTTTTTATAGGTAGTAGTTCCAAATTTTTTACCTGGTGTTTTACGTGCTTCCGGTCTTGAGTGTATTTTTCCAACCATTTTTTTCTCCTTAAGGGTGTTTACTTTAAAGCTTTCCCTTTGTCAACATTAATACCTTTTTGCTTTTCATAAGTACGTAATGCACCCATGCCCAAAAGAGCCATGACAAGCGGCATCAATGTTCCCATGTCCAATTCAGGAAGAGGCATTGTTTCCACTTTAAATGTCGCCAAAAAGAACATTAGAAATTGTTTCAGGACGTACTCCCAAAAAATTGCCAATGCACAGGAGAATCCAATCAAGGGCCTCCAAATCCGTTGTATCATGCCTGAAACGCCGCCAGCTTTTGACTGCGAATCCGCTAGGTTGATATCCATCTGCCGCTTTTTCAGTTCGGCTTCAATTTTCATTATGGTGTTGCGTGCGTTGAGACGCTCTTCATCACTTGTGTGAATTTCGTCGATCACCTTGGTGACAGCCTTTATAGCTCCACCTGCACCTCCGCCAAATAAAGTA